GCTTTTGGTGATATTGTAACTCTATCTGGCTGCACTTCACGAGTTTTCTTTATTTTATTTGGATTATGATTAGGGCCATGTGGACCCATCAGTGCGCCTTTCATTGCTCCAATAAATGATTCTGAATTATATTGTTTAAATGTTAACATTATGCTGAATCCTCGTAATAGTCTATAGTTGTTGTAAATCCGAAATCACTGAATGGTGAAGCATTTAATGGATTAGGTTGTATAGTAGATCTAACTACTAATCCGTCTGAATCACCTGACAAATAATTGGTTTTATCAAAATAAATATCAGTAATTGCTTTATTAATAATATTACCAGTCCTAAACGGACCATGAAAATTAACCTTCATTCCAAAATCTAGCGTGTATATAATAGTCCGTCTTTGTTCTAATGCTCCCTCAAAATCATCTTGAAACGATACTGATTGAAGAGTTATAGCAATGTCTTCTTTGACATCCGGATGTAATTCAAATGGTTTTAAAGTTAGATTATAATGCGGGTTAAAATATGGAAGAATCTGTTCAACAATTTGTAGTGCATCATCTTGTAACTTAGCATATACATTTAATTGAAAGAATATTGTATAAGGTGCTGGTGAATATATTTTAGTAGCTTGCGTATTGCTTGTACCATATGCTTTATTATAATTATTCGATCTCGGTAAACTTCGCTCAGTGTCATATGACAAAGAAGTAATTTCAAAGGACAAACGTGGTAGTTTAAGAGATACTTTAGTGTTGTCTATTAGTGACGGATTTTCTCTAATTCGTTCAAGATATTTCTCGCGAGGGGCGTATGCTAATGGTACCTTAACCTGATCAGTAATAGTATTGTTTTTACCTTTTCGCTGGACGTATATATTATTAAAAAGCGTTCCAAAAGTTGCTACTGATTTTCTAATTCGTTCGTGATAAAAATATTGAAACATTATAAGTCCTCTGCATCGCCAAATGGATTACCTTCAGAGAAGTCTAAGAAGTCCACAAAACCAGTTAAACCACCTGAGTCATTGGCGTCAAATACATCGTTTTGACCAGATATATAGCCATCAGATTCCGATACGATTGACAAAATTCTTCTTGTTCTAGCGTCAATAACTTGGTCTGAGTCAATATCTCTACCGTAAAATGCATAAGGCGGGAATAGAAGTGCGTCATTCGCCCTATCATTTACAATTATTTTATTTCTTGTGAAGCCAATGAGGCCTGATGAATTACCCTGACCCGAAGCTATAGCACTATCAGTACCAATATGAGTAAGCTCAAGCATGCACGAGACGGCATTATATGAAACAACTTCTCCGGTGACTTTTGTAAAGTTACCGCCAACTGAAAGAATACTGGAGTCGAGTTGATATACTGTTTCGCCGACAAAGAAGTCTAGAACACCCTCCTCACCACCTGAATCAAATCCAGAATCAAGATTAAGTGTAATATTATATGCATCCCCTTCAATACCATCGATTGTAGCAATTCCAGTATCAAAGTCTTCACTTGAATAACGAAATAACTCACACCGCAGCGAATATGTAGGAACATTGCTTAATTGATAAAAAGGTAATTCATGCTCAACATGCATAATTTCAAACATAGAATTTGAAAGTGGTAAGTAAATTATATCACCTTCTCTTGGTCGTTCTTCAGTAATAATATTACTATTCTGACCAATCATATGTCTCCATCTTCGCCGCGATACTATAAATGTAGCAGCATCTCTAATCTCAACACCAAACTTTGAGAAAAGGTCACCTTCTCCATCAAATCCCTGCTGATTCTCAATATACATCTCGATTTTATAAGATGTCGAAAACCTAGAGGGAACATCTTCACCAAAGATCTTATCTTCATTGACAATCTCTCTAGGCATATAATATACGTCTTGACCATAAATCTTTAATGATTCTATGATAATGTCTTCATATAAGTTTTGTTCATTTACCGATTTATCGGCAAAATATAAATTCTTTGCCATAAATTATCCTATATAAAAATCAATCGGTAGTTCAAACTCTAATCTAAGTTTTTCTTCAAGGGCTTGGATTTCAATATTAGCGTCATCAAATATTTGGCGACCATTTAACATCACTCCACCTGGTAGAGTCATTCCTTCAAACTTCATAAGGTTTGACCCCCACTGCCTTTTAATCAAAGCTGTAGTATACATTTTTAACCACATGTCATTAAAAATAGATTTATTTCCAGATGTTGTTGACGGATCAACTATTGCATAGCACTCAGCTACAAGGTAGTCTCCAGCTTTAATATCTTTATCATCAAAATCACCAAAAATATGTAATCTATTTTGTCTACGCTGATAAGATACCTGGGGAGTTCCATTAAGCGTCATATTGATAAGATCTAAATATTGTTTCATCTGCACAAAATAATTTAATCCACCGGTAAAATTGTTTAAATTCACCATATCATTAAGCATCATCTGATATTTTATATCAAACATTCCTGCACCGGTAGAAGAGCCGACTCTAATAGGAAATAAATGTGTTACATATAATACGTTATCCGACACCGGAATATATTTATTTGTAACATCAGTTTCAGTAACTAAGTGTTTAAAGTATGTTTTAACAGTAGCATCGGAATGATATTCTTGATATACTTCAAGTGCTTCATCTATCCTGTCATCTAGCTGCTCATCAGCAACATTAATATCAATTACTGGCGAGCCTAATTTACGTAAACAATATTCTTCTAGTTGCTGTCTTGTTGTAGGTGATGCCATGCTAATGCCCCGAATTTATAATAATCTTTATTCTATTTATATAATTTTAAATAGGACTTATATTGTTTTTACGCTTAGTTTTAAACACATCAAATCCATATTTTGATGCTCCATTTGTGGATCTACCTAGAATAAAAAACTCTGTTCCATCGTTATTCCATGACATACTTTGTGCATTATAGTCCCAGTCACCAACTGCAGCATATATTTCACCAGTAGCTGTTGAATTAGCAAAAGTCGAATCGGTGTCAAATGATGTAATAGTGCCCTTTCCTGGACCTTTATCATCAATAGTATACAATTTATTATCACTATCGTTTAATGCAAATCCAGTTAGTGACGATACTGAAGGATTAAAAGTTCCATTATGTATAGCGGATTCTATTTCATTAGAATCTGATAAAATAAATTTATGTATTGTGTCTGTGCCGCTTGTTTCTGAAATATATAATGATTTACCTTTATTTTCTATTCTAACATCTGATGGCGAACCATACGAACTAACATCAAGAAATGGTACTGTTAAACCTGAATCGTCGTATGCTCCATTTATATCAGCGCTATCATTTGCAACATTTAATAATTTTCTTTTAACTACTTTGTCTTCTGTATAATAAAGCTGCGTATTATCAGCACTAAATGAGAATCCACTTGCAATATTATTTTGACTAACTGTAATATTTGAGAATGTGTTTGTTAATGCTGCTGTTGATATATCAAAATTTGTAGCCATTGAATATTCATAGATATTCTGTTTATTTGAAATATACAATTTACTTCCGCTGCTGTTAAAAGTGAGATGTTTACACTCAATAGCATTAGTAACCCCAGAAAAGTCTAAGGTCGCATCATAAAGACTCGCCCAAAGTTTTAACCTGTTAGCATCTGTTGGTAAACCGCTTATGTCATTACTCTGAGTTGAAGTATATTGATATATCTTTAAAGTAAAATTATCTAGAATATAAAATTTAGTTCCATCGTTACTGACTCCAATGTCCCAAGCACTTCTTACTTTTGAATCAGTAACATTTAACGCACTATTAGTTTGATCTCCTATTTCGTGGTCAATGAAAGATTGGTCAGAAATATCACTAATATCATATGGATTAGCTAAGTTATATTGGTAAAGGCGACCATAATTATAAAATTTGCCATAAATTACCCACAACTTTGTTCCATCATTTGAAAATTTAAATCCCTGAGGAAACCCTGTATGATAATAACATTCTCTATATAGATAATACCATACCCTTGACGTCCCGGGACGATACCTGACAAATGTTTCTATATAGCCAGCTCGGATGTATAGCGGATACGGATTTCTATTATAGTAATGCCAATTACCCCTTGTCTTTTGAAATACATGACCTAAACCAGCATCACCAGTTCTTGTTGCAGTATGCAAGACATAAGGTATTTGAAGCGTGTACTCTACAATTTTATTATAATAGAGAATAAAATATTTTGTTCCATCATGACTAAAAAAATTAGAATATGTAGGATCCCACACTGGGGCTCCATACGAAGAACTCCAGCCTCTGGGCCGGGAGCGGCCTTGGTATGTATTTTCATATCCAATTGAAGTTGCCCCAATTTTTCGCATATTAAACTCAGGATCTTGAGTAGAAGTTACGATTTGATCATGCTCAAAAAATGGTGTTTTATATTCTAGAGTTGTCAGATCATTAGGCGTGGAAAGCTCGTATTGATATATTGTACTTCGATTTGGATTGCTCACATATATGGTATTATCGCTATCATTAATATCTATTCCAGATAAATTTATACTTGATACTGTATGACCAGCTGATACTCCTAATTGATTATCAATAACATATTCTTGGTCATGTGCTGTACCTATAGTTGAAAAATCAAATGGCTTTGTTAACGAGTATCTTTTTATAGATTTATTTGCGTTACCAACAACAAATAGCTTTGAGCCGTCAGCATTTAAAGTATGACCAGTAGATGACGTGTCAAAAGGTGATGTACTAGAGGTCGAAAATATCTTATTAACCTTCGGGAGACCAAGCGATAAAAACTCTAAAGCTTTTGGTGGATTAACTTCATCTATCATTAATCCACGAAGATTATATCTTATCGTTAAATCGAACGATGATATATCTGAATATGAATCAAATGCGCCATTAAAACTATCACCGACCCCAATAAAACCGGAAAATCTAGGCATAGTATATCCGCGACCGTCAGGGACATTAACTGTCCCTTTAAACGTTATAAAGTTCTCGGCAGTTTCCATTTTAAGTTCATTTAGTTCACTTGAAAAATTTAACCCAGATGGAACTATTGTAAAACTTGGAGTAGATCCGCTAACCCTAGCAATAATAGGCATACCCAGTGATGAGTGAGTTTTTACTTTTGGTGCAACTGGATTCCAAGTAATAGTATTACCGTCTGAATCAGACGTAAGGAAATTAACCATAGGCGTAAATGGACTTTGTTCTAAATCAAATGCCGAATCATAAATAGGTTGCCAATTTCCATCAATTGCTTCGACTCCAATTGCCCCAGGATTAAAAGCTCCAACTGATTTATATTGACCTTCTTCGTATATATTTAATACAAAATTATCCGAATCATAATAAATTTTATTTTCTATAGGCATTTTTAATTTCCTTGATCATCATAATTTTTCTGGAGTTAACATATTGAAAGGATCTGCAGTATATCTAGAAGAATCAATCGTAAGAGGCCTATCTGTTACTGTTTGGAATCTTGATATATGCGGATCGCTCATTGCAGAAATACTTAAACCAATTGATGGATGATAGTCATATACTAATATCATATCTGGCCTATATGAATCACCTATATGAGCGTTGTCCGGACCAAATAACCATGGACCACGGTCTGGATAAATTTTATTTTTTCCAGTAAACCGAATACCTAGACTATGTGAAAAATCAGTCTCATCAGAATTAGTAGGATCAATATAAAATCTATCTTTGACAGGATCACTTCTTATATCTATTAGTCTTCTAGGCATAGTTGTTTCATAAGACCAACTAATACTATCACCTCTATCATCAATGTTTCTTAAATTTATTTCATAGTTTGGTCTAGAAAAATCTGAATCATTTAAAGTAGACGTAAAGTCTACGACTTGTACTGTTTGACCTGTTTTTGTAGTTTCTGTTCCTAGTGTTATATTTCCTATAGCTTGATTTAATTTTGTCACTTTTAGAATAGATTTGCCTGACAGGGGATGATCAAAAGGCGATATATCAACAGTATTTACATTGTAATTAGTTATTTCAGGCATATCTGGATATGGGGCTCCGGTTGCAGTAAATAAAACATCATTAGCACCAATGGTGCCGTACGAATCTATTGGCGGAGTAAAGTCAGTTAAATATGTTTGCCCTCTAGTCACGACAAAGTCTCTTAGTTTTAAACTTGTGTTATATTCAGGAGTAAATCTATTTTCTGTGAATTCATAATTACTTAATCTTCCCAATAATAATGGAGTATTTTTTATATTATTAAAATTTAAATCAGCATTTATTTCTTTATTTAATACACCATCAATATATAATTTTAGTGAAGTGCCGTTATATTGTATCGATTGATATTGCCAATCCGGATTATTTGGAATGGGAAACGAGTCACCTTCTAAAAGGTTATTATCAACGATAAATGCCGGTCGAATCGATGTGGAAGAAGCACGAGATGTGTAAGTAAAAATATTACCTTTAGTTATAACCGGATTAATTGACAACTTAGTGTGTGAATCATCTAAATATGCGTTAGATATTGATACGTCATAAATGCTATCGTATCTATTACTATCTAGAACATTAAAGTCATAAACATATGATGTAAAATCTTTATTAGCATCTTTAATTAGATCATATTGTATATCTAAATATTGACTACTATCTGATGTTCCCTTAAAATCAACGTTAAGACCGGTCTTGTTAATTCCAGTAAATGTAGGAATATAATTTACTGAGTATCCTGGTGACCCTTCATTTCCAGTTAAGTCCGCAAAAATACAATTTTTAACAAAAACATTGTATTGATTGTGATTCGCCTGAACCGACATTTTTTTGTTAAAAATACAATTTTCTACAATTAATTTTTTACCTTTTGCGTTATTACTATTGTATCTAATATCAGCTCTTTTAGTATCAAGTTTAACATTTTTTATTTTATAGTTACCAAAATCTCCGTATCCGACAGAACTGTTGTAGGTACCATTCGTCCCCAACGCATAAGTCCAGCCGTCTATAGATAGATACGCTATTTCAGCTCTTGTGTATAATCGATTGCTATTAGCTTGAAATATATAATATGAAGAAGAACTAGTAAGTTCTAGATTGACGTCTCTCATGTTATTCGTAGGACCACATATTAAAATATTTTTGCCGTTGAATATGTCACGCCCATTGTTATAAGACATTATATAATTGCCAACTGGTAATATTAAAGCATCGCCGTTAGCTGTAGCATTTATTGCATTTTTAATATCAGAACCTTGACCGCCAGTGTAATTTACTATAGATCCACCAGTCTCTGAAATAAATTTATTAGCATACTGTAAACCAGTTTCATATGGGTTTGATAAATCTTTTAATTTGGTGCCAATGTGAAAATTAGCATCTTTATAATCATCAAATGCTATTGGATAAGTATATAATGAATCTTTTAAATCTTCAGGCCAAAGAAGATTTCCTAGTTTTCCGTATCCAGCTGAAGCGCCGCCGCCAGCTACAACCTGACGGTCTAAAGCAGGTACAGTTGAGAATAATCTAGAAGGATCATAATCCCAAGTATCCGGATTAAAATTATAAGAAGTATACTTATTAAGCAGATATTCTTCTTCTCCTTCAAGGCCCATATTTGCGAAATGACCATAATTTGGGCTACCCACAACTGCTCCTAAATAATAATTATATTTTCCTTTAAAAAATAATACTTCAAACTCGGTTCCACCCGGCGGAAAATCAAATGATCGATGATATTTACCATTCCGGAAACAATAAAGCTTTTCATCAGGTTCTGAAATAAACCATTGATCACATCCGCCATAAGTACCCCATGAATTGGGGTCAGCTTCATACGCTCTAAAATTATCAATTTGGTAGTTATTAATTTCTGAAGGCACTAAATCACCGGTGTACGGCGCCCAAGACCGCAAACCAGAAGTATTAATTCCAGTCATTACAACGGAAGAATGTGGATCAGTTGGGAAGGCGGTGTTAGCCGGTTGGCCAAGTTCTCCTAGATCCGGCGTTGTGTAAAAAAATGATGTATTTGATCTAAATCCTTTTTCTGATAAATGTAAAATTACATCATTAGAATAGTTATAGTGATAATTATTGTCCGGACCTGGAATTAGACGCTTTTTATAATCATGTTCAAAATAAAATATACGTGCACCGCCCTTTCTAATAGTTACATCTGATAATGTTACATGATTACGAGCCGGATAATTCTTTCTCCAATTCTTCAGCCCCACCACATGTTTAAACTGTTCACCAGGGGGTCCATACGGTAGTGTATAGTTTTTATTGCTTCTATACGAATATATAGCTGTTGCTCGAGTATTTCGAAAAGTGCGATAGGCAAAATCTTGTCCGTTATTTGGAGGTTCTCGTAATGTTAAGCCATGATTTTTTCTTGCTCTATCTATACTATGATAATAGTAATACTGTATCCAGCGACTAGGGCCGTGCCAAAAACTTAGTGACGGCGCAGCAGTGTGATATTTAAATCTTCCATCATTACAATCTTCAAAGGTATTGGTTGTTCCCCAAGGTGACGCCACAGATCCTTCAACATATTCAGTATGTGGTGATTCAGGAGTGACCATGGTTCTTGAACGTGCTATATTACCTAAATATGTATTAGTATAATTCAGTAATGGAACAATACCATCCCCGGCCCACTTTTTTCCAGGAAGTGATGTGGCAATTGAAGAAGAACCAGCATAACTATCATTTATCCATAATCTCACTTGCCCGGGATCAATTTTAACATCCCATGCAACATTATGTTTTCCAGCCGGTGGTTTTTCAACAGTTAATAAGGGCCCATCATCACCACCTGCTTTTAAAATTAAATTATCACCTTGTGTTTTAAATTCTACTTTATTAGTGCTATCACCAGCATGAAACAAATGATATGATGCAGCATCCTGTGGAAAATATGCCCAAGTTTGAAAACCAGCATTATTTTTTAAATCAGGAAGATCTGTAAACTGTAAATCTCCTTTTTTAGCCATATATTTTTCATCACGAGTGTAAGAAACTTCAGTGCCAGATTTAAAAAATTTATAATCTAATCCATCATATCCTAGCGCGTAATGATCCCACAAAAGTTCAGGGTTTAAAGTTTTGGTTCGCGAGGCAATAATATCAGCATGAGTGTGACTAACAGCAGCCGGATCGTCAAATGATAATTTTACATTATTAACTATGATTCCAGTTCCATCAACTGTTAAAAGATCGTCATGCCCTCTACTAATACTAAACATTGTATTAGTTTCATCATCCGGAGATCCTCTACTCCATCGATATTCTATTGAAAATGGACTATTAAAATTTATGCTATCAACTGCGCTGTCTACTCTTATTCCATTATTAAAATCACTCATGAATATACTGGCTCTACCAGTTGATATTGGCACCCGAACGGAACCTGATACATCTAATAATGTTAATGAATTAGACTCGTTAGACAAATCTACTATTGCATATTGTTCGCTATCATATAATGAGAAAATAGGAGAATTATCGCCGTTGTCCTGCCTTATCCAGAAAGAAATTGCAAATGAATCAAACGCGTCAAGGCTGTCTAATGCATTTCCGTAATCAGCATATTGGTTAGGTCCAAAATTTAAAGATTGTTTGGTATTACCAAAGTCTAACTCTATGACTTCATAGACATCAAGAGAATCGCGTACAATAATTTCATCACTGACATTAAAATTATTAACACCAGGAACTAAGTTATATGAATTATATATGGATATCGTCATTAATAAACCTCAATAGTATTTCTTACTATTTATACTACTTTATAAACGCATTTTATCCATTAAAATATCCTTTTATGACCAAGTTATGGTACCAGACACTGTTGTTCGTACTGCTTCAAATTCTAGTGATATTGCGTTATGGTCAGCGTAGTGGCTACTACCACCGTCAACTCGACCGCTGCCGTTATAAGAACCTAGACGAACGCACTTATAATAAGTATAACCTCCACTAGTAGTTGTTGTCCAATAAGAACC